TATAAAAACAGAGACAGTTACTATCTATCAAGGTAGAAATGTATACAATAAAGGTACACGATATTTCACGACAAAAAAAGAATGGGCCCAAAATTACACACAGTCGGGTCGTGAAAATGAAATTACTATAGCAAAAATTAATCCAAAAGTAATTTACCAAAAACAACCACTTCCAGAAGCAACCGACGAATCTATGATGGAAAAAGCCATAGAAGAAGCAAAAAAGTTAGGATATAAAGCAATATGGTTAGATGAAGGTGTTAGAGAACCACATTCCATTTTTGTCATGGATATGGGGGTTGTAAAGATTATTAAACCTTCGACTATAAAAGAAGATTCTAATGAGATAGATTCGCAGTCATCTAATGACACTTTTAAAATGTATCATGGTGGAAAACGTTGGAATGTCATTCCAAGTGAGATTTTACCTAGTAAAAAAAATAGATATGAAGGTGGTGTAGGAATTTATCTTACTAACAATCTTAATACAGCAATAAAATATTCAAAAGGAAGTAGAGTCGTCCAGTTAGTGGAAATAGATAAAAATTTTAAAGATATAACAACTGTAGATATACCTCTTGATAAATTGTTAATATTTTTAAAAGGATTATATGGATTAAAACATAGAAAAGAAATCATGTCTGATATAATAAATTTTTCCAAAAGAACTAATAAATCTAATATTCCTGCTGAAATACTAAACAATTTAATTGTAAATTATGAAGCAGGAGCGGGAAATATAGGAGTTGAAATATCTAAATATTTTGTTGAACTTGGTATTGATGCTTGTATTCAAAAAAATCATGGTGATGAAATTTGGTTGATTATATTTAATCCAAAAATAATAAAACGTGTTAGTGTTATAAATCAATCAAAAATAACATCTAACGATTTTGATATGTTGCTTGTTCCAATTAATGAAGGTGTTATATTGATAAACAAAGATGATAAAAGTGATATAGACAAATACATCAGTGACATGGAAAGGTTAGTTGTAGATTATTTTAATAGAAACAAATATGGCGTGGATTCTGACAGTTTAATAAGTTTCATGCAGAATGTATCTAACAATTTACCATCAAATGATTTTCCATTTAAAGTTAGATACATTTTTCGTGGAAATAATGCTGAGGGATATTATGATAAAGACACCAAAACTATCATAATTGTTGTTAGCGCTTTTACTGAGTGGGAACTTGGATTTAATAGTGAGTATGAACAAATTTATAGATGTTGGTCTGTAAATTTTAAAAAAATATCACGTGTGTTTATGCATGAATTTACACATTATATTCAAGATGTTTATCGCCAGGAAAAGTCTGGTGATTATAAACTCCCATCTAATTGGTCAAATAAGTCAAAATATTACAAACGTGGATGGGAACAACAAGCGCATGCTATTGCATATTTGGAAAAATTAAAACAGGATTTAAATACCGAAAATCCTAAAACGATTTTGTTAAATTTAAAAAAGACAGGACTTCTTAATCAAGAACTTTTAAATAATTTAAAAAAATCTGATTATAAATCATGGAAAGCTATTATGAAACAAGTCATAATGACAACGATTGCAGATATAGAAAATAAATAAATTTATGATGACTCTAAAAGAAATGTTATTGGAAAGACAAGTTAATCAATCTGAACGGTTGGGTTGTTTGATGGCTATGATTGATGAAGATGTAGCAAAAAAGATTTTAGATTTTAATAAAAAGCTCATTCATGATGATGATTTATATCATGAATTTGATGAAAATGGTAAAGATGAATATGGTAGAGAAGACGAATGTCATGTAACTGTTCGATATGGATTTGTCGAGGATTTAAATGAACTTGAAGTAAGACAATTATTAAAAGGACAAAAAGAATTTTTGATTGAAGTTAACGGAGTAGATACCTTCAACACCAATCCAAAATATGATGTAGTTAAATTCAATGTGTCTTCTCCATTGTTAAAACGATTAAATGACTTATCAGGTATATATCCAAACAAATCAAACTTTCCTGATTATCATCCACATCTAACTTTAGCATATGTAAAAAAAGGTAAGTTTCCACATAAAAAGAACATAAGCATAAAAATACCTGTAAAATCAATCTGTTATTCTCCTATACGTGGTAGCAAATCATATTTTAATTTAACTGAAAGTGTGTCAGGAATAGATTCTCGAATTGAAAAATTAGAACAAGAATGGGAAAGACTTGACTCAACAGGAACAGGTGGAATAAAACAAAAAGAAATTGGACAAGAAATAGAGAATTTGAAAAATCAAAAAAAGATAGTTCAGCCAAATAGTTTTGTGGATGTAAATAGAGCAAAGGAATTGTTTGCGCAGATGCGACATTCATTGAATGAAATTAAGTTAACAAAAGATGATGCACAAGAAATACTTCATAAATTAGGAGTATTAGATGATACTCCAGATTTACAATCGGATTATGGAATTACACAAGAACAATCTCACTTACTTCTTAACACTATTCCTTATAATGGTGGAGAATGGAATATTCCAGATTGGGCCATTCCTGCTGTAAAAGGAGAGATAACTGACCATGTATTGGTTCTTAGAGACATAGCGCAAGATGCACGAAACGGGGGCGAAGTAGGACAGGCATTAGCAATAAATCGACAGGCGAATAGATTGGAATCTTTAATTAATACGGTCTAATAATATACACTACGATATTTATAAGAGATGAAACTAAAGACTTTACTTCAAATTAACGAATGGATATCTCATGGTATTGCGGTAAACAGGTCGCCGGATGATAATTTATATCCTACGCCTGGTGGTATGAATGATGGGAATCCACATTGGAATACAAAAGATAGTTTCGATGTAAATAGTTCGAATATAGCCGAAGGCAAAGGATGGAATGATGATGTTGAGGATTGGGATGGTATTGTTGAGGGTGATGACTGGTTTTGCTATATGGAAGGCAACGATTGGCATAACAAACGGTCTGGGGCATCAATTTACATCAATGAGGACGATAAACCACATAAGATGTGGATTAAGATAAAAACGCACGGGTTACGCAAAAAGGGCGATACTAACGAGTCATATAAGGACAGAATTAAAAAACATACAAATAAAGTGGCTCGTTCTTGGATGTCAGCAGCAAAAGAAATCCATAATAACACGGATTTGAATGAAGTTGGAAATCCAATTCATATATCTTGGAAACAAGCGTTTAAAGAAGCTTTAAACAGCCCAAAAGTCAAGTTATATGTCGCCGAAGTAGGAGAAAAAGAAATAACTCCATTAGCTGACCCTATCAATTTTACTCCCAGAATTGGAGAATCAAATATGCAAAAAATAAGTTATTCCGCGATTGTGTTAACTGAGGCCGACCAATCAAAATTGAAGTCTATGTTTAAAGACCAAACGCCTGATGGTTGGACGGTCTATGCTCATCATATGACAATTAACATGGGAGAATTACAACCACAACAAAAACCGGATTTAGGAAAATCGGTTGTATTAACTTGTACACACATTGGAACATCAGATAAATGCATAGCATTGAGAGTTAGTGGATATTTTTCAACTAATCAGACTCCACATATAACTTTATGTGTAAATACGATGAATGGTGGCAAACCTGTAGATTCTAACAAGATTACAAACTGGCAAACCTTATCACAACCAATTACTGTAAATGGTATTGTTACGGAAATTCCATCAAAAAGATGATGTTAATCGTAATATGTGACGTTAAATGGCCCTTGTTTTGCTACATCATCTATCGCTTCAAACAAATTACTTTTTCGAGTTGAAGATATTTTAGTTTTTAAGAATCTACCCAATGCTACCAAATGTTTACAAAGTCCTTCACCATAGTCATATGCCGGTTTTGGTTTTCTATTAGCTGCTCCGTTTAAACTATCAGGTCCAACTTGACTTGCGTTTTTTGCTGCATCGTTATAAGCAAACCGATACATGAAATCTGGACATTCACAATCTACTTTACACTTCATTTTCATGGCATCACTTCTTTGTCCGACGTTACCCTTTAAGAATGTTATTGACCCTCTAAACGGTTTGTCCGTCACAGTTGTCTGTGGGTTTGATTTATATCTAAAATTCCATTGTTCCTTGCCTTCTTCAACACTCACAGGAAGAGAACGTGCGGTAACGTTTGCCGCACGGTCTTTTCGTTCTGGTGTGGTCAATTTAAGAAGGTCGGTATACGACATATCTTCTGAAATATTTTCTTCTAAATCTTTTGAGAGTGAGGTTTCTTTATTTGTGTTTTCATCTTGAAGATAATCACAATGTTCCTCAATTGCCAAATCTCTCAATTCTTTTAATTGTCTTGAACTTAACGCTCTTTCTGTACTATACTGAAAACTTAACGTCATTTCTCCTTGATAATTGTATTTAACAACTCTAACGAATCCGAGACGAAACATCATTCTATATATGTCTTTAGTAGGTGCGTATCCCATATTTTTTAGATATTTTTCAGCCCAATATCTATGTTCTTCAAATGACACAGGATGTAATTTATAATTCGTATCCATCCACCAAAATTTCATTCCTACTGTAGTTTGTTCTTTTAAAACGGATTCTTCAAAATCGGTTATTTGTTTACTTGTTTCACAATCAATTATTTTGGTGATTCTTTTTTCTATTGCCAAATCTTTTAATGCTTTCATCCTTTTTTGATTTGGAAAATCTAAATTTTGATTCCATCCTTTATATCTAAAATAAATTACATCATCACCAAAAACCAGTCTCATAAACCCTAATTTATAAAGTTCATTATAAGCATCGCCAGGGTCGTGATTTCCTAATTTATCTAATACCTTCTCAGCATATGCTATATGTTCTTCATAACCGACTGCGTGAAATTTTCCATCTGGGTCCAACCAACCACCATATACATCATTATAATCATGCGAGTCATCATCTACATCATACCGAGATTCATTCATCGATTTATGTAACTTTATAATCTCCTTGATTATTTTTTTAAGGTTTGATTTTTTAATTGTCTCTAATGCCATAAATTTGTTTCCTTGCCCAAAGTTTTCATAGATTGGAAGTGTTCGTGTATCTCTATCTCTTTTAACTCCTGTTGCTCCTTTTTCAATTCCCAAATCTTTTATTTGTTTTAATAAGTGATTCGAAATTTGGCGCCCTTTTTCATAATCATAATCAATTACTTTCTCATCTCCATCCTTATAAATTCCAATTCTTGCCCAGCCCAAGTTTAATAATTGATAATATGGCGAGTTACCATGTTTATCAGTTTTCCATTTATCTACATCTAACGGAGATAACTTGAGACTGTTAATAAGATAGTTTCTTGCCCAATCTACATGAGACTGACCTTCAACGCTATAAAATTTTCCTTCCGGACTCATCCACCAAAATGAACCTTCTCGACTTTCTGGTTGACTTGGTGGTATGAATTTTAATTCTATTAACGACTTCAACTTAATCATGGATATAAATATCCAACAATTAGGTCATTTCATTAGTTTTCTTCGTTCTCTTAGAATAGTGGCTTTAGAAGTTCCGTATTTTGATTCTAATTGTGGAATAGTATATATTCCGACGAGTATGTCTTTATGTAATTTTTTGCGAATTTTATTGAGATGATGTTTTCTTTCTGATATTCTTTTCTTTATTTCATCACTCATTGGGCCCCGTTTTTTACCTTTCATACCGTTATCATATGAATAGTTAATTTTTCGATTTTTTAACATTTCATTACGTTTTTTAAATTCGTTCAAACCTTCTTCCGTTCCGTATTTTGCAATGAACCAATCTAAGGTGTAACGGCCTATGGATTTAGTTTTCATTTTACCAACTGTATTTTCGGTATGTTTTTTACCGAACATAGGATTCAATTCACCTAAATTTATTAATCGCATTTTTTCTATAAATTTATCACGATTTGGATTATAAGTTATATTATCGCCTCCTTCTGCTTTTGGACATATGTTATACCCTATTTCTCTTTTGTATGACTTTAATGTAGAAAGATAATGGTTTTCACGTTCAAAAAGAATTTCCTGTTTTTGGTCGGTTTCTTCGATAACTTCAAATATGAATTTGTCTTCTCCATATTTGTTCCACGCATTTTGAAGTTTTGGATTTATATGATATCCACCACGAAGATATTGTTTATGGTCATCCCAACGCAAATCTATATCTTTTGAACTTCCAATGTAAAATTTATCATTAACTAAATTTGTAATTTTATATATTCCACTTTTCATAATAAAAATAATTATATCGAATTTTATGGAAAAGTCAAGAAAATTTTTAACAATTTATTAGTTAAACAAACGCAAAAAGAAAGAGCCACATTTCTGTGGCTCTTTTTGTTATAAGTCGTTTAGGTTTAGATTATACTGTGTCCAAATCGGCAATAAGTACCTTGCCATAAAACTCTGGCCTTACAATTTTCTTCGCGTAACGGGTCATAACACCACGTCTTGGCGTGAAGTTCACTGGGTCATACACCAATGGTGTTTGAACGAGTGGGATGTAAGGAGCATATACTGCGCCTGTTTCGAGGAAGTTATTTCCACGGAAGCCCAACAAGATGACGTTATCGGTCATATATGGGTTTTTGTAAACTTGGAAGCGACTTGCGAAACTACCAACACGGCTTACGCCCATGGCAAATTTGGCCTGGTCACCGTCAGTATTTACAACGAATCCTGGGATAGATTCCAAGATAGTTGACACTGTTGGGGAGACAACCATAAAGTTGGCGCCACCACGAAGGGTCAATTGATGAATTCTGTTAGATACCTTCTGAATCTTGTTACCAAGAGTCTGATACCAAGTTGCCTTGGTGTAGTATCCACCTGTTCCTGCGACGGTCTGAGTTACCTTGGCATAGCCTGTTCCACTTGGAACGATTTCGGTATTCAAGGCTGCGCTCCAACGTTCAGTATTGATTGCTGGTGCGGATGTAATCAACATGTCCAAGATTTCCAAATCAATTTCCATAGAAACGTATTCGGAAAGAAGGGCGGTCAATTCTGCTTCTGCATCAATGCTGTGGTAAGCATTCAAGTCTTGAGCAAGTTCAGGTGTCCAAACTGCTTTCAACTTACGTGTCTTAGCCACGATTGGCTCGCTGTTCAATTGGAGGTTAACTTCTGGAATACCGATGTCTTTGTTAAGACCCGTATCAGTTGTTGACTTACCAGTTGGATTCACGAAACCGTTGTCGAATCCTGCGCCGCCGTTGCTGTTATTAACGTTATCTTCGAAATCACCACGGTCTGATGGGGAAGGTTGTGCGTTGTAAACAATGTTCAATCCAGTTGAACCACTTGGAAGAGCGGAAGCTGAAATGACGAACTGAACTTCGCCGGTTGAAGCAACAAACTTCGTAAACGATGGGAAGTATGTTGGTGCGGCAGCAATAACTGAACCAGTTGTTGCAATTCTGTATGGAACGAATGAACGAACTGCCAAAGCATCAAAAGGATTACCGAGAGCGGTAGATACCGATTGGAAGTTTGTGGTAGTAAGTGTAATCAACTGACCGGCAGCCAATGAGGCGGAAACACTGTTCACAGCGCTTTGAACGGAACCTGATGCTCCGGTTTGTGTGTAGTAGTTATTCAACCAGTTAATGTCTTCCATTGTTGATGTTGCGGCAGATGCGGAAACCGTTGCCGTTTTATCATTCAATGTGTAACCAAAACGGCCTGCGCCATAAAGACCACCAACTGCGGAATCTGTTGAACCGAGTTTGATTCCTGTTCCACCGAACAATGATTGATAATATGAACCGGATTGGTCTGCTGGAGCTCCACCTTGGGCAGTACCATACTTGAAATCCAAGTAAAATACCAAACCAGAAGGAAGGTTCATAGGTTGTACTGATACGAATTCCTTAGCTGCGAATTCGGCGAATACACGACGAACGAGTGGGAGAGCTACGCCGGCCCATTGTTCTGAGTTTGCGGAAGTTCCTGTTGCTGTTGCTTCTTCAATCAATTGTTTAGCTTGATTTTCGAGCAAGATAGACATGTTGGACTTCTCGATATCACTCTTAATGCCTTCAAGTAGACCTGTCTTATCCCATTTGGTCACAAGACCACGGGTTTCTTGCATCAAACGAGCTTGAGGATTTAGAGTATTTGTCAATAATGACTTTATATTTTCCATATTTTTCTCTTTTATTTATTTATTTTTTTTGTTTTTTGCTCACTCGATTACTTCTTTGTAGAAGCAGTCTTCGGTGTCTCTTTAATTCCAGCGAGCTTCTTGAATCTTAGAGCCATCTCGTTGCCTTCAGTAATTAACTGACTTGGTTTCGTAGATGATACCGGCTTTGATGCGAATCCTTCGGTAATCTGTTTCGCGTATCCCTTTGTTGCTACAGTCTTTACAGATTGAGCATTACGGGATTTCGTTACTTGCGTACCGAAATTAAGAGACTCTGCCAATAAGGCATAGGCCAGTTTAACTTCACGAACATTCTTTGTTAAGTCAAATGATTCGACAATCTTCATACGATATGGGTCGTCCAAAACACCTGCGAATTCTTTAAACAACTTGTTCGTATAGAGTAGTTTAGCATTCAACAGATTGACTTCATTAATTTGTCCACGGAGGAACTCAATAGTAGAGTATGCTTCTTTCAAAGCTACCTTGTATTGTTCTGCCACAGGCTTGCCACCGACGGCACCTGTTCCAATGTTTCCGTTACCACTGATATTATGATTCTTTCCCTTGATTTGATGTTTAGAAGCATCTTGAGGAGCAGTAGGATATCCTTTTACACCACCGGATTTATGCGTACCATTTTTGTCGCTTGCGGAATATCCAGTTTTAACGGATTCGTCTACGTCTTTTTCTTCTTCCTCATCTTTGTCTTTCTTACCATCTTTTTTCAACCAAGGCGGAAGTTTACCTTCAGATACTTTTCCTTCCTCTTCCTCTTCTTCAGACTCTTCGTTAAGAGCGGCTAACAATTCTTCAAGATTGATGTTTTCATCTTCATCTGGAGTTTGTTGAACTGGAGCTGGAGTAAAACC